TCAAACTGTCTCTCTCCGACACAGTCCGAGCCAGTCCAAGACAGTCCGTTTAAGTCCAGACCCGATCCGATTCGATGACAACTAAAACCAAAAAGTCCAAGAAACTTGTTGGGGATTTGAAGCCACGCCTTCACAGCCCATTCTTAAAGGGCAAAACTAAAGGCGATCAGGTTGCAGAGCTTGCAGAGCGCATCGGTCAGCCTTTACTCGCATGGCAGAAGCTCATCCTTAACGATTTATGCTCTGTGGACAAAGATAACAATTTCATCCGCAAGACAAGTCTGTTGCTCATAGCACGACAGTCCGGCAAGTCTCATTTAGCCAGAATGAGGGCACTTGCAGGTTTATTCTGCTTCGGAGAAAAGGACATCTTGATCATGTCCTCTAATAGAGCTATGGCAATGAAGTCCTTTAACATTATGGCTGACATCATCGAGCGTAATGACTTCTTAAGAGTACAACTCAAGGATGGAGACATTAAGAAGGGCATTCGCAGGACTAATGGTGATGAGCGCATCATCCTTGCATCTGGAGCGCAGCTAGAAGTAGCAGCGGCAACATCCGATGGCGCAAGAGGCAGGACATGTGACTTCCTCTGGATTGATGAACTGCGCGAGGTGTCAGAAGCCGCAATGGATGCCGCAAAATCGGTGACTTTAGCGCGTTTCAATTCCCAGCGTTTATTCACATCGAATGCCGGTGATGCATTTAGCAAAGTGCTTAACGATCTGCACGAGGCTTGCCTCAATAAGCCACCTAAGAGCTTAGGCTTCTACGAATACAGCGCACCTGACTTCTGTGACATCTGGGATCGTAAAGCATGGGCAATGGCGAACCCTTCTCTTGGCTATCTGATCACAGAGGAAGCCATCGAGGAAACAATCGCATCCTCAACAATGGAAGCAGCCAGAACCGAAACCCTTTGCCAATGGATCTCGTCTTTGTCCTGTCCTTTCAGCACAGAGGTACTAGAAAACTCATCCGATAGCACTTTAGAAATGTCGGTTGGGGCTTATACAGTATTTGGCTTTGATGTAAGTCCGAGTAGGCGCAATGGGTCACTTGTTGCCGGTCAATTACTTGCTGACGGCAGAATCGGCATTGGCATCCTAGAGACTTACAGCTCACAGGTCGCAATCGATGAATTGAAGATGGCAGCAAGCATCAAGTCGTGGGTTGATCTTTACAAACCGCGATTAGTGTGCTTTGACAAGTACGCCACTCAGACGATTGCCGACAGACTGGCTCAAAGTGGTGTCGTTGTCGAGGATGTCAGTGGGCAACAGTTTTACAAAGCCTGTGGAGATCTATTGGAGGGATTGACTAATCTAAGAGTCGTTCACAATGGGCAGAAGGATCTAATTGAGCAATTTACTAACACAGCTGCTAAGACTAATGACAGTGCTTGGAGAATCATCAAGCGCAAGAGTGCTGGAGACATTTCAGCCCCTATTGGCTTGGCGATGGTAGTTAGCAAGTTAATGCTGCCTCAACCCAAGCCTCAGATTTATACTTAGACACACCCATAGCACATTGTCTAATTGCTTGACAAATGCTACACTTTCTGTCTATGGGTCTATTTCGCAAAACTGAAGCAATCTCTGAGGATAAGCGTTCATCGCTTTTAGCGCAATACGCCCCTTCTATTATGGGCGAGAATCTTAACTCGCTCTATAACTACATCTTGCCGCGTGTCTCACGCAATGAAGCGATGTCTGTTCCTTCTGTAGCTCGATGCCGCAATCTTCTTGCCGGAGTTATCGGAGATCTTCCACTTAACCTGTATCGCAAATCAACAGGTGAAGAATTAGGAAACCCAGTTTGGGTTGATCAGCCAGCAATCAATCAACCGCGTTCAGTAACTATGTCATGGACTGTTGATTCATTGATGATGTACGGAGTTGCTTACTGGCAGGTTACAGAAGTGTATGCAGAAGATGGCAGACCTTCTCGCTTCCAATGGATTCCCAATGTCAAGGTTACATTTACGACAGACCTTTATGGAATGACTGTTACTCAATACTTTATCGATGCAGTTGCAGTTCCTATGTCAGGACTTGGTTCTCTTGTTACTTTCCAATCTTATGATGAAGGAATCTTAGAGCGCGGATCTGAAACAATCAGAGCTGCAATCGATCTTCGTAAGGCAGCAGTATTGTCAGCATCTACACCGATGCCGTCTGGAGTGCTCCGGAATAACGGAGCTGACTTAGATCCTAAAGAAGTTGCAGGATTACTTGCTGCATGGAAAAACGCTCGTAACAATCGTGCGACTGCTTACCTAACATCTACTCTTGAATACCAACCAACATCATTCTCTCCAAAAGACATGATGTATGACGAAGCACAGCAATTCCTAGCAACAGAGATTGCTCGCCTATGCTCAATCCCTGCTTACCTAGTTAGCGCAGAAGCCAATTCATCAATGACATACGCTAATGTGCTAGATGAGCGCAAGCAGTTCTACTCTCTATCTGTCGCGCCTTATGTAAATGCAATTCAGGATCGTCTTTCAATGGATGACATTACTGCTCGCGGTAATGCGGTCAAGTTCGATGTTGATTCATCATTCTTAAAGACTGAACCAATGGAGCGATTGTTAGTAATTGAAAAGATGTTATCTCTTGGCTTGATCACAGTTGAACAGGCTATGGAGATGGAAGATCTAACACCTAACGGCAGTGAAGGAATCGAATAATGGAAAATCAGATCATAACTTTTACAGCAGGGCTAATTGCCAATGTTGAAGAAAGACTAATCTCCGGCAAAATCGTGCCAGCAGGTACAGGCGAAGTCGGTAACACTTCAGCCGGCAAGGTTGTTTTTGAGAAGGGCGCAATCGCGCTTCCAGAAGATCCTAAAACAGTCAAGCTTCTTAATCAGCATGATTCACGCCAGCCACTAGGCAAGGCAACACAATTCACAGAGCAAGAAGATGGCATCTATGCATCATTCAAGGTTAGCCGCAGCAACAGAGGTTCTGAGGCTTTGATCCTTGCAGAAGAAGGATTACAGTCAGGTCTTTCAGTAGGCGTAGAAGTAATTAAGTCAAAGCAGAAGGGCAATGTTATGTTCGTGTCCGCTGCTAAATTGTTAGAAGTTTCATTGGTAACAGAGCCAGCATTTAAGTCTGCTCAAGTTATCGATGTTGCTGCTGAGGAAACTCCAGAAGCAGTAGAAGAAATCCAACCAACAGAAAGCGAGACAGCTGTGGAGAATACTCCAGAGACAGTTGCAGCACCAGTAGAGGCAGCAGCGGTTGAAGCTGCTCGTCCTGTTGTTACTGCGACTACATTCGTGCGCGAGCGCGTAGCACCAATCACATCAGCACAATACCTAGAAGCAAACATCAAGGCAGCACTTGGTGATGATGAGGCTCGCCGCGTAGTACGCGCAGCAGATGACACAACATCAACAAACACTGGTCTAACACTTGCACCACACCTAAACACATTTATCACTGACACATTTACTGGCCGACCAGCATTTGAGGCAGCGACTCGTCAGGCTCTCTTGCCAGAGGGAATGTCCTTTACAGTTCCTCGCCTTTACACAAACGCTACTTCAGCAGATGTTGCTCCAACAGTTGCAGACACTAACGAAGGTTCAGCACCATCAGAAACTGGGATGACCTCAGCCTATGACACGATCAATGTGGAAAAATTCTCGGGATTACAGCGAGTGAGTTTTGAGCTCATTGACAGATCACAACCAGCGTTCATGGAAATCATGATGACTGAATTGCGTAAGGCATACGAGAAGGCAACAGATACAGCACTTCTATCTGCTTTCACAACATCAGGAACAACAGCTGCAACAACAGCAGCAACAGCAGCTGGACTACAGTCATTCATCTCTGTAGAAGGCGCAGCAGCATACAAGGGTACAGGCGGAGATTTCGCTAACAAGCTAGTAGCCTCTGTTGATCAGTGGGCTGCAATCACCGGCTACGCGGATACCACTGGACGAGCATTGTACTCAGCACAGGGTGCAACATACAACGGAGCAGGTAACGCAGTAGCAACATCTGTTCGTGGCAACATTCTTGGCACAGACCTCATCGTGGATCACAACATCCCAACATCAGGAATTGTAGATAACTCTGCATACCTAGTTGCACCATCTTCAGTCTATGTCTGGGAATCACCACAGACACAGCTTCGCGTTAATGTTCTAACAACAGGCGAAGTAGAGATTAACCTTTACGGATACTTGGCAATCTATCTTGCTAAGTCAGGTAAGGGTGTTCGTAAGTTTAACCTAACTTAATAAAAACAGGTAACTAAGTACGCTCTAGGGGGTCAGTAGCCCTCTGACTCCCTAGAGTCTTTAGAAAGGACAAGGAATGGCACTCACTACAGTCGCAGAGCTTCGATCAACACTCGGAGTCGGTACGCTGTACCCAGATGCCACCTTGCAGGAAGTCTGTGATGCTACAGATGCAGTCCTACTTCCTATGCTCTGGAAGCCTCAATGGTTTGCAGTCGCACACAGCAACATCGTAAGCGAAGGCACTTTATACTTTGACATTCCTGTTACAGACATCTTCTATGTCGGACAGACAGTAACAATTGCAAACTCAGGCACTAAGTACAACGGATCTAAGACGATCACAGCAGTCGGAGAGTATTCAATCTCAGTAACAACGACTCACACAGTAATTCAGCCTAAGCATCCTATTGAACCTTTTGGCACAGTAACAGCAGAGACTTACACAGACTGGACTGTTGATACAGCAGTTCAATTAGCAGCTTTGATGATCGCTGTTGAGATCTGGCAAGCAAGAACCGCGACACTCTCAGGTTCTAATGCAGTCGATTTCCAGCCATCCCCTTATCGGATGTCAGCGCAATTGCTGGCGAAGGTCAGGGGCATGATTGCTCATGCGCTCGCGCCTACCAGTATGATCGGGTAGCCCATGCCACCTGTAGCCATAACGACACTTAGAACCACACTTGCAACGGCTTTGGTCGATGATTCTAAGTACCAAGTTTTTGCATTCCCACCTTCAACAGTTCTCGCCAATTCTGTAATTGTAAGTCCGGCAGACGATTACATCGTTCCTACCAATAA